GCTTGAATTACTCCATAAAATCTATATGATTTTGTATATTCTACATATTGTAAATTATATTTAGAAGGATTAATAATATTCTTTGTAATTGAACATTGATAAAAAAAACCGTCGAAATCAATGTCTCCTAATAAAAAAATAAAATTACGGTTATCATCATTTTTAATAATTGTATCAATAATATTTTTATTAATTAATGTTAATTCGTCAATAACTTTATATTTAATAAATCCAGTTTCAATTTTTTCACATTGCTTGCCATCCATAAATCCAGTAAGTTTTGGAAGTGATAAACCGAATACATTAAACTCATTAATTTTATCTTGGATAAGTTCCCAACAATTCGAACTAAACAACAGTTTATTTTTCATAAAAATACTACTGCTTAATAAGCTATGCGTTTTACCCGTTCCACCAGCACCGCCACTAAAGACAATATTTTTAATAATATGTTCATTATTTGGTAATGGTGATTTATCAAAAATAACATCATTAAAAGATTCAATGAAATATTTTTTAAAATAAGAATAACAAATATTTTCATCAAATGTTGATTCCTCATCCTCTCCATAATTAACATCAACGCCAAAATCTAAATCATATTTAATAATTGGTTTTTTGGTTTTTTTATTATTTACATCCTGATATAACATTTTTTTAATATTTGCTTTAGATGGTGATTTAAATAATTTAGTATAAGTAGGTGTAATATTAAAAACAGCATTATTTTTATAAACAATAGAATCAACTTTAACACCGTAAATATCCTTATAATCCATTGATAACATCTGCTTTAAAATCATAGTTTGAGAATATGCTTTAATTCCGTATGCTAGATGCTTTAAACTTGTAGGATTTTCAAGATTTTCAACAATTTTAAAAATGTCATCAACTTTATATATATTACTATTAGTCAATGTTTTGTAAAATTCATTATCATCATCAAGAGGTTTAATATTAATAGTTGTATTATTAGAATCAATTGATAAAATACCAATTGCTTTACAATAAGCTTTAATTTGGTCTTCGTCTTTTAATTCATTAGGTACTAAATCATATAATTTATCATTAATTAAAGTCTTTTTAAATTCCTTATTAAATTTAATATTAATAGCTGGAGAAACACAATAATTAATAAATTTAAATTCAACAATATCAGATAATAATTTAATCATACTAGAGAATAAAATATATTTTTTACCCTGTACAAATCCGAAATAATCTAAATTAGGTTTATTATTATATATAATTTCAACTTCATAGAATCCAACAATCTTATTATTATATTGTTTATTAAATGTATCAATGGTAAAACCATCACCAGAAACACAGATAAAAGAGCCAGAAGGAAGCCCAATATATTCATCACATTTATAATAATTATAATATGCTTTCTTCATATCTATTTCTTTGTATAAGCTATCGTCAATAATAAAATCAGTATTAAAAAATCTATGAATCTTATCATCGTATTGATTAATAAAATTATAGGCTAATGAATTAACAGGAATCTTACAATCATTAATTTTATTGTCTTTTTTCCAAGTATCAAATAATACTTTAAAATCGTTATCAATAACTTTATATTTTTTATTAACTGTCATAAGATAATTAAACTTTTCAATATAGAAAGGTTCATTTTTTTTAATCTCTTCATATTCATCTTTAGTTACTTCTTCAGCCTCAGAAAAACATAAGTTAACATCAAGATGATTATATTTAGTATTAATAAATTCAATATTATAAAAATTAGTAAAATGTTTATTAATAACTATGTTTTGTGCATTATTATTTATTAAATCTTTAATGGTAAAAGAACAGTTAATATCTTTAGCTAAAATATCTAGTTCTTGGATACTATACGCCTTACTATATTTATTTTTATTTTTAATTAGTTTATTATAAATATTTTTACCTTTTGAATATTTATTTGAACAATAAGGTAAAAAATATTGTAGTAATCCCTTATATACGCAGTCGCCCGTATCATTATTTTTAAATTTTTGAGTTAATCTAATTTGTGTATCAGTATTTGATATTTTAGGATATGCTGTAGTTGTAATAATAACTTTACGATTATTAGAATCAAAAAGAAACTCTCGTACTACCCAATCACCGTCAGACCCAGAAGAATATAATTTATATGTAAGTTTTTCTTTAATATCTTCAAGTGATAATACATTAGGGAAATTAAATTTAATAGGTTCTTTAGCCTGTACATTATTTTCATAAAAATATACTGAATGAGTAATAAAAGCAGTAGGTTCTTTTTTCATCATTTTATTAATTTGTTTATGATGAATCCACCAGTTATGTTTACCAGCTAAAATAGTTTCAGGTGTAATTTTAATTTTTTTTTGTGCTAATTTTTTAGTTGATTTTAAGACTTTTAAGACTTGTTCTAATTTTTCGGCTTTCTTTACAGCGGTTTTATAAAGTTCGCCGTTCTTTTTTACTTTAATAGATTTTAATGTTTTTTCTACAGATGCAATTGATTTAATTGTGTTATTTAAGTATAACTGTTTAACCGTATTGAATGATGGATGATTTAAATAAAAACTTTCAAGTTTATTAATAGTTTTGGATCTTTTTAAAATATTACTAGACATTTTTATTATATATATAGTAATATAGAAAATAATTTTTTAAATAGAAATTATTATATAATTTTTATTTAAAAGGGTTTAAAGGAAAATAAAATTTTTAAACTATTTCAGCCTGTACTGGTTGTTGATTCTGTTTTTGTTGTTTCAATCGTTCTCTATAAGCTTTCATATATTCATTACGTTGTTTTTGTTTTCTTGCTAGCCATTCAGGGTCATTTTTCTTTTTATTGTAAAACTCACGCATATATTCATTTACATATTCACGATTATCACTTTTCCATTTTTTATAATATTCTTTATGTTTATCTTGGTTAATATCCACACAGGTATTTTTAATATCTTCATTATTACTATACATTTATATTATATTATATGTTATATAATAATTTTTCTTTAAATGAAAATTACTAGATATTTTATTTTAAAAATATTAAATTAAAGAAATTAATATATAATATAATATAATGGATAAAGAATTATTTTCAGAATCAGAAATTGAATCAGACATTGAACCAGTAATCATAGGTTTTTCAAAAAACCATACAGGGCAAAAGCCCGAAAAGATATATAAACCTAAAGACCCAAATTATTATAAGACATACTATATAGAGATAACCAAAAAGAAAATACAAGAAAAAAAGAAACAAGACAAGACAGAACCAAAAAAAAGAGGCCGTAAGGTTGGATATAGAAAAACTAAACCCAATAGTTTAAATATTAAAGTTTTTCAGAGTTTGTTTTATTTAATTCTTTATTTTTTAATTCAGCTTCGTCGAGTTGCTCCTCAATAACTACATCACGCAAAACAGATATACCTAAACAACTACATTGTTTACATTTTGATTTATAAGCCAATGAAGCCAATTTAAGAATCAACCCCGCAACGGTAGTTATTAGACAAACGTAAAATGTCTCAGTCAACATTCTATAATATATTATAGGTTTTTTTTTAAAAAACCATACAGGGTATAAATACCCGTTAAAGATAATATTATATTATAGGTTTTAAAATAATCTAGCGAGTAACAGCACCCGTATCAACATTTAGCGTAATGCGGTCTAAATAGACGGTGAATACCTGAACATCAATAGGAACTAACGATGCGTTTTTAAAAGATAACACAATGTTTCTTGGTGTAATCTGGTCAGCCTTAGTAGAACGGCTAAGATTAATGTAATAAATACGATTAGCTTCCCACCATTCTTTAGAAACAACACCTGTCGAAACTCCAAAATCATTAGATGTAAGTGCTTCACAATTTGAAAACTGACTAATAAAATCTTCAAATCCAAAATAGTATGCAGATTGTAGAACCTGTTGTCCTCCCACCTGAACTTGTAAATTCTCTAAAATACAAGGGGAAAATGTTGCTGGACACGTATCGAAAGGTGATTGCCACTGATATCCAGACATTCCTGTAACAACAGAACTAATGTAAGGTACAACAATTAACGCATATGGATTAGTTATTCCTGATTGTATAAGTTGCGAATAATTACCATCGTTTCCAAGAGCATTAATCTGATTAAAATAATAATTACGAAATACAACGTTTTTAGCCTGATTAGCTCTAGAATAAGTTAAAGCACGTTCAGGTTCCATTACAATACTAGAGTAATAAAGTCGACACGCCTGCATTGGATGTGATGCTCCCGTGGCATTTGCTAAATTAACACCGCCCAAATTAGTAGGTAATATTTTCCCAATAAATAAACCAGCACTAATTTGACTTTGGCCAGCAGCTATTCCACCAGCGTCAGCACCTGCAACAAGATTATTGATCGTGAATGGACACACGTTTGAAAATGTAGATTGTGTAACAGAAAATGAATATGATGGAAAGTCATCGGTTGCTTGCCCTAAACAAGTAGCATATAGAGAACCAGTATTGACATATAGACGGAGAGTACCGTTGAAGCGTTTTACAAGCCCTATATTATTCATACAATCAAAAATATCCTTTAATCTAATAATTGCAAGATCGTATATAACACCGTAATTACCGAATACTTGATAAGTCGATTTAAAGTCCCGTGCAAGTTGAGAAGGTGAAACAATAGTACCTTGAATTTTATTTAAACCAGGATTAGTAGTATCTACTACTTTTAATACACGTTTGTTTATTGCTTCATTTACTACATTAACATTTTGTGCACCAGATGTAAGATATCCAAGAGCAGCAGAACCAGCAGTAAGACTAGTTTGTGTTGAGTTTCCAAATGCAGTGTTATTACATAGTCCATTTCCATTTTTAGTAATAGAGTTACCATTCCAAACTGTAGAACCTGGAGTATCTAATACATCAGAATATCCAATTAAAGAACCAATAGATTTTAGGTCATTTTGGCTCATCTCGGAAAGTAATTTTATATTTGTAAACGTCCCAAGGAATGGTTGAGTTTCACTAATAGTCTTACCGTCGATCTGAAGATCAGCTTGATGTATTAAATTATGATATCCACTTTTTAACGATTGCAGTGCCCATCCAGCATTACCAGGGGGAACAGTAACCGCCCCACCTATAGAGGTAGCAACTACCATTGTAATCGGAATTGTCAGGAACATATCGTTCGTATTTGTCCAGCGACTAGAATTATATAAACTGGATAAATCAAAGGATACGAGACTTTGTGAAGCAGAATAGACACCAGAATTTTGGTCATTAATATAACTGTTAGACTGTTTATCTATAAAAGGTGTGTATGAGTCCAAATCCTGAGGGATAGAGCTTTTTTCAAAATCGAAATTATCGTTGTTCATTATATATATTTAATTAGATAATAATTTTTATAGGTTTTTATAGGTTTTTTTTAAAAACCATACAGGGCAAATTTTGCTTGTAAAAAAAATCTATAGGTTTTTTTATAAAAATAGCTGATATTAGGTTTATTATTTATTATTATATTTTATTATCTAATGTATATTATATAATGTCAGCCAATTTCTATAAAAACGAAATGGACCGTGAAATGTTATTGAATATTGAAATTCAAAAACAGAACCTAAAAGCACTACCAGAAAGATTTAAAGCACAAAAAAAGGTTGTCAGTCCTGTAACTCAACAAATGATTGATGATTACAAACAACAATTTAGGGATTCATATAAAAGAACAGATGATAAAGGAACATCAACATTTTATAAATTTTTAATACCTGAAGCAGAACCAACACTTGAAATTATTGATAAAGATGAATTATTAAAAAGTGGTATTCTAGAAAAAACATTAAATCCTGACGAAATAAAAAAAACTAATGATGAGTTAACTGAATTAATAGATGATTATAATTATACTGAGACAGTAATACAACAAAAATATAAAGATATAGAAAGTTATAATAAAGAAATTAATGAACTAAGTGCTGAACGTGTAGAATTATTGAATATTAATCTTTCACTTGATAAAGAACTTGATTTAATTGAAAATAAAATAGATAAATATAAAGAAATATATGAAAAAGATACTACAAAAAAAAATTATATTATTGAGCTTTTTGGTAAATTTGAATATGATAAAAATGAAAAAATGTCTGAGGAATTTAAAAATAATTATTATATAATTAATCAAATAGATAAAGAACTTAAAAAAAAAATTGTTCAAGTTAATTTAGCCAATAATAATATTACAACATTAACTAATGATAATATTAATAGACAAACAGAAATTAACGCTTTAAAAAAACAGCTTGAAATAAATGACGAAATAAAACTAAAAAATGAAAAAGTATTATATACAATTGAACAAAATAATAAGAAGAAATTAGCAGATTACGCCAAAACAATACAAATAATGAATAATGGCGAAATTAGTTTAGAACAACAACAAGGAGAATCTGAACAGGACTATTTAAAAAGATTAGCAGATGTTGCACTAATAGAAGAAGATCCGACAAGAGCTTTTCTATATAATACTAATCAATTTAAAAAGAATTTGAAAACATTAATTAAATCAGAATGGAAAATAGAAAATCTTATAAAATCGTTTAGTAATGATGACCAATTTTTATTAAATAAAACATTTGCAGGATTTAAAAAATATTTTAATAATCTATACGGTCCAGGAAATAAAGATTTAGACGTTGAAGAGTATGTTAATATAATTAGAGAATATATTGACTCACCAGCGACTAGTTTATTAAAAAAAGCTGGAACAAAAGGAGAATCAGCAGAATTAGAACGTCTAAAAAAAAAGTATGTAGAACCATATGTCTATGAAGATGATGAAGAAAGTAAATCTGACGATAACGAAATTATAGATCAGGGATTCTTACCAGGCGATGAAGTATCAGCAACAGCACCAGCACCAGCAACAGCACCAGCACCAGCACCAGCAACAGCACCAGCATCAGCACCAGCAACTGCAGTTGCAACAATTGTTGAAGATTTACCAGTAGTAGAAGGATTAGCATTACCACCACCTCCACCAGAACCAATGACCCCATTTGAAGGAATACAAACTGCACCGTTAAACAATGTATTTTATGATTTAATACAAGATGATAAAACAATGATAATTCAAGAAAAATCACCAGTAATGAAAGCTATATATCTTCGACACGATGAAGCAGATGTTTATTATTCATATGATAATGCTGATTATAATAGTTTTGCTTCTATTATGTTTGGAAAAAATTTACCACTAGATACCAGAATAGAACAAGCATTTTTTAAGAATGGTGTATTAAGTCTTAATAATTATACTGCATTTTTTACTATGTTAAGACCTTATACGAAAGCAAGACCAAAAAAGGGCGAAGAACGAAAAAGAATACTAAAACCATCTATTGAAATGTTTGTCGCATTATTAAAAAGAATGGGAGTAAAAGATAGAGGTCAATTAACAGGTGCAGGTCTTAAAAAATCTAAAACTCGGACAAAGTCCCAGACAAAACCCAAAAAACCAAAAAAACAATTAGTAGTTCAAAAAGGAGCAAACATTAAAGAAGTTCCTTATCGTTGTGAATTTGGTAAATCTGTTATACTATTAAATAAATTGTATTATAATAATATTTTAAGCGTTAAAGATTCAAAAGGTATTAATATTCAAGGAATACCAAATTCAAAGGTTGATGACAAATTCGTTAATATAATAATGAAAATCTGTAATAATGAAGATATTAATAATAATGATGTTCTTGAATTAACCGATAAAGACGCTATATTATTTAGTGTATTAATGAATAAATCAGGATTAAAAAAGAAATATAATATAGATAATACCAAATCTATTAAAGCGTTAAAGGATCGTTTAGCACTAGTTGAGGGTCAAATGTTAGCTGGAAATACAAACGATGAAATAAAAACGGAACTTTACGATATTGTATTTAAATTAGCACAACTAGGGGCAACGAGTCTATCAGTTGCTAGAAAATACTTTAAAGATACTGAAAAATTAATGTTTTAAAAATTAATTTCTAAATAATAATATATAAAAAAATGTATTCTCCAGTTAAAATTCATAAATTAAGTGCAACACAAAAACGGAAACTAAAAAAAGGCGATAAAGTAATTATTAAATTTGGTAATGACGAAGAAATTAAATTATCACCTGAACAGGCTAAGAAATTTGAAAGAAAATCAAAAGTTGGTTCTGGTTTAACTATTCAACTTGACCCATATCAACAAATGGAAATGAGCGGAAAAGGTATGCAAACTGCTGGTATGTGTTGTAGTGAATGCGGTGCTGAGATTGAAATTGATGGTGGTAGTATTATTGGTAAAATTAAACGTGCTGGAATTGGTAAAAAAATAATCAAATTTGCAAAAGATACCAAATTAGCCAAACGTGTAGGAAATGCATTAATTGATCGCGCCGTTGCTACGATTGCGGGGTCTGGTGCTGAAACTAAAACTAAACGAAGAGGTAGACCGCCAAAAGGTGGAGCTATGATGCCCGCCGGTGGTGCACTACTACCCGCAGGAATGAATAGACTATAAAATTGGTTATTAAAAATTATTATTTATTATTAATATTATTATATATCCTATAATAATATGAATAGAAATTTAACCTCAAATACTGAATTATTAGATATACTAAAAAACGATAATATAAAAATAAATGGTGTATTCGCTAAAGATAAACTAAAAAAACCTTTAAAAGACGGATTCTATATAATTAATTTAGATAATAGCGACGGACCAGGCACACATTGGACAGCGTTATATAAAATAAATGACGGCTTTTCTTTGTATTACGATTCGTTCGGTTTCCCGGCACCTGAGGAAATTGAAGATTTACTACACAAATATGAATATAATAAAAAACAGATTCAAGATATTAAATCTACTAGTTGCGGTTTTTACTGTATTGCATTTATTAAATTTATGATAAATAAACAGGATAAAATGAAAGCATTCAATACATTCTGTAATTTATTTAGGACTAATACAATAGATAATGAAATTATATTACACCAGTTATTATATTGATATCATCTCCGTAAAATTATGACGAAAACGTTTCTCTTTAGGTCCTTTTAAATCTATCAAGAAAAAATTAAGTTTTTCAGCTGTAGAATATTTATAAGCATCTTTAAATTTATCTTTATCTACATCCTCTACGTTGTGATTTTTAATAATATTGTTAATACTGACATTATCATTTAATTTAAATATAATAAAATAGTTAATATTACGTATTATTGTTTTAGGAACTGACACGTAATTTTGGGCCAGTAGAAAAACAGTAAATCCAAATTTACGTCCAGCCGTTAGATATTCATTGATTTTTTGCATTTGTTTTTTATTTAGATTAATGAAATCATCAAATATTATTAACTTTTCTTTGTCTTTGTATTCGTCATCAAATTCTTTTAAATCTGGTACTTCGTTAATATCTGTATATATTTCTAATTCTGGTATTTTCTGTTTTAAATATTGGTATAGTGGTTCCTCACCTGTTGACCCAGTATATAATATTATTTTATAGAATGAATCGTTTTTAAATGCTAAAAATGACATTAAACTATTAGTTTTTCCCGTTCCTGTTCCTCCAATTGCTAAAATCATACTATTAGGTAGTATATGGTGTTTATTAAAATTCTTATCTAATTTTGTCTGTGGTGTTAATTCATCTTTTAATTTTTCATACCAATTAATGATTTTTTCTTTATTAGGTTTTTTAATAGTATTTTTTATAGGTTTCATTATATATTATATATTAGATAATATTTTACGGGCATTTATACCCTGTATGGTTTTTAAAGAAACCTAGCTGATTCGTATTAAATCAATATTTGTTACAACTGCCGGAGATGTTGCCAAATAATCCATTTGGTAAGAAAATGTATACAAAACAGATGAATTATATTTAAAAAATCCCGATCCTTGATAGACGTAAGGACCTCCCGTTGTTGTTAATCTAATTGCGGTCGTAGAACTTGTTAGAAATGATTCATTTTTATGACAATTTGTAACATATCCCGTGGTCCTTAAACCAAATATTAATTTAGTAATGCTAAAATTTACGGTTGGGGCAATTGTTAAACTATATGAAATCATATAATTACCGTGATTTATTAAATTTGTATTTGATATTGTTGTGTCTACCCTTGTACCTGGAGGAACTGCTGTTGATACTGATGTGTTATTTTGTGAAAATCCCATCTCTGATCCACTTGTATAAACAAATGATCCTAATCGAATAGGTATATTTATATTTAATTGTTGAAAAAGTGATATATTACCAATATTAATATTATTATTACTTGCAGAAGTGCATATATTTACTGATCCAGTTCTTGCAGTACTATTACCAATATTTATACTACCACTCGTTTGAGTATTTCCAATACCTAAATCAAAAGTTGAACCTTTTGAATTATAATTATCAGATGAAAAAGATCCTCCAGAAATTACCCCTGTTCCGGCGTTAATTGTATTATTATTAGTTGTTATTGTAGTACAAGTTAAGGCTCCGCCTGTTATTGTTCCTGTTCCTGTATTTAATGTGTTATTATTTGTATTAATAGTATTTGTTGTTAATGGTCTATTAATTGATACAGTTTGAGTACTTGCCGAATTTCCGATATTAATCGCGTGTGCTCCTGTTGTAAGTGTACCAATATTGATCGCTCCAGTTCTTCCCGCATTATTTCCAATATTTAAAACTCCTGCTATTTGATTTGCTGCAATATCTAAAACAGAACCAGGAGCACCAGAATTAAAAACAGATGATAAAATAGATCCACCAGATACAGAAGATGTTCCAGCGTTAATTGTATTATTATTTGTATTAATAGTATTTGTTGTTAATGGTCTATTAATTGATACAGTTTGAGTACTTGCCGAATTTCCGATATTAATCGCGTGTGCTCCTGTTGTAAGTGTACCAATATTG